TACGTTTCGCATAGAGTTCCCTATTCCCTCGCTAACCGAGATTTGCCTCCGAAGCGTAGACTCGTCACCTACGTCAAGGTCTGTGACCAGAACAGAGCCGAAGGCGGAATCTCGAAGGAGCTCAAGAGGGCCGCGAAATTCGGTCCGACCGCGATCCTCGAAGCTCGCCTCATGGAAGCAGCCAGCCGCAAGCGAAAAGTGGTGCTGGCGCACGCCCGCGATGCCCTCGAAGGCGGGTTGAAAGTGGTCATCTTCACGGGGCGCCGCGTGGACTGCGAGCGTCTACGGGCCGAGGCTGGCGACTGGCGGGACCTCTCCGGCCTGTTTCTCTTCTCAGGCCACGGCGGCGACTCGCCAGAGGCCCGAGAGAAGATCCGCCGAGACTACATGGCGGCTCTAGGACCGGCTCTCCTCGTCGGGACAGGCGACGCATGGGGTGAGGGCCTCGATCTTCAGGACACCGACCTCGCGATCTTCGCGATGCTCCCCTACACTCCAGGCCAGGTGATCCAGTGGGAAGGTCGTTTCGCGCGTCTCGGGCAGAAGAGACCCGTCCTGATACGCTACGTGATCGCGGAGGGCACCGTCGATGAACATGTCGCCCAGATACTGCTCGGGAAGCTCCCTGCGGTCGAGAAAGCGATCGATTCAGACGAGATCGCGGGCCTCGGGCGCGAGCTCATCGGCGCCTCGGAAGAGGAGCTGGTCGCGAGCCTCGTGGACAAGATCATGGGGCAAGAAAGTAATGCATAAGGGGGAGAGAAATTGTCTTGTTGATCACAAGACAATTTTTTACAGATCCGTAAAATCGGACCCAATGTAAAGGTCGGAATCATTGAGGATTTGGGGACACGCGCTATGAGTGAGAAAATCGAGGGTTTCTCGTGCCCTTCTACAATGAGATCGATCCGTTCCCCGCCCGGTGGCTCCAGAACCTCATGGACATCGATCTCATCCCGGAAGGCGAAGTCGATCGCCGAAGCATCGAAGATCTCAGGCCCGAAGATACCTCGCCGATCTCCCACTTCTTCGCGGGGATTGGCGGGTGGCCCTACGCGCTCCGGCTCGCAGGATGGCCTGACGATCGACCTGTTTGGACCGGATCCTGCCCCTGCCAGCCCTTCTCCACGGCTGGCCGAGGTCGAGGGGTCGAAGACGAACGGCATCTGTGGCCCACATGGTTCCGACTCATCCGCGAGCGCCGTCCTCCAACGATCTTTGGCGAACAGGTTGCAAGCCTTGCTGGACTCGCATGGCTCGACTCTGTTTCGGCTGACCTGGAAGGAGAGGGTTATGCCTTCGGAGCGACTGATCTGTGCGCTGCGAGCATCGGTGCCCCACACATTCGCCAGCGACTCTTCTTCGTGGCCTTCGCCAACGGTGAACGACGTAAAGGGATCGGCCTACAGCCACAATCACGGGGATCACGGTCGGCTGTCACTGAAGCTCGTCGGAGCCGCGAGACTATCAGGGTGGTCTACGCCAGCAGCGAGAGAAGCGGGGGGAACTCCCGAGCAGTTCCTCGCCAGGAAGGAAAGGGCGAGGGCGAACGGATCGACACTCGGCATTTCTCTAACGAGTCTCAGCCTGCAAGCGAGCTGGGCGACGCTAGCCTCTCGCGATCACAAGGACGGAGCCTGCCAGCTCGCAGCCGTGACTCCGAACGCTCTCCTTGGTCGCCAAGCGGCACTGTGTGGTGCCGAGACGGCAAGTGGAGGGATGTTGAACCCGACTCATTCCCGCTGGCTCATGGGGTTCCCGGTCGAGTGGGACGCCTGCGCGCCTACGGCAACGCGATCGTCCCCCAGCTCGCCGCGATCTTCATCCGGGCCGCCTGCGAAGCGATCGAAGAGATGAGATGAGAGACCCCATGAGATCCAAGCTCGTTCCCTGCAAGCGCTGTGGTCGGAAGACGCCAGTGCCGCGATGGGTCATCGAGGCGAAGATCGACGTCTTCTGCGAAACCTGTCCGACTGGGCATCCCCTCGACACACGAACCGAGCCTGGCCCCCCTCCATGGCAAAAGTCCTGATCGACACCGGACCCAGCCGGCGCGGATTCCATCGTCTCGAGGCCCATCTCCGCTGCCCACAACTCTTCGCTTGGGGCTACGGACAGGCCGGCTCAGGCGATCCCGAGGCCCGCGAACGCTCTCGCCGCCAGTTCCCCCCCGGTCCTCCCCTCGTTCGCGGCTCGATCGGCCACGTCGGGCTCGCTCATCTCTACGCCAGGCTGAAGGCCGTCCAGGAAGGATCCGATCCGAATCGGTTCTACCTGCCTACCGTAGCGATGTGCCTCGTAGCGGACTCTTTCGGCGACCTCGGGGCACAGATGCTCCCCGTCGCCGCGAAGGTGGTTCGAGCCTACGCCGAGCACTTCGGCCGCGAGAAGTGGAAGATCATCGGAGTAGAGAAAGAAGAGGAAACGAGATTCGGCCAGTATCTCTACACCGCGCGCGTCGATCTCGAGTACGAAGACAGAGCCGGTAAGATCTGGTTCATGGATCACAAGCTCGTGTCGAAGCTCGAGGCGAAGGTTCTCAACCGATACACCCTCTCAGGACAGATCTTGGGGCTCATGCATCTCGGATCGAGAAAGTATGGAGATCAGTTCGGAGGCGTACAGTTGAACCTTCTCGGAGTGAACCCGATCTCCTTCATTCGCCACGTTCCCGATCCCGCGCCCTGGCTCCTCGAACGGTTCCCGGAACTCGTGATACAGGCAGAAGAAGCGATTTCGAGGACAGAAGAGCTTCTTAGACAGAATCTCGTTGTCCCGGCTTCCCCCTCCGAGTTCACCTGCTATAACTCGTACGGAAGATGCCCCGCGTTCGAGCTATGCCGCTGGGGGGTCGATAGCGCGCCGACGATCGCGGTGACCTTTGAGTAACAAACGGGTGACTTGACGCGGATCGTCAGCCTGCATAACTACTCGCCCTGCTGAATACCGGGCGGGTGGGTGACATGCCTCATGATCCTTCAGTCTCGATCCCATATGCTCCCCTGAAGTTTGGCAAGACAGGCGACGAGCTCGCAGCGTTCCCACGCGGCGTCTACATCGCGGCTCCTGGCGCCCTCGCTCCAGCAGAAGCACTCTGGGGCTTCGAGCAGCCCAAGCGCTACGACCTCGAGACCTTTCGCGAGGTGACGAAGTTCGCGGCGGGCCTCAACTCGAGCCACGTCGCCCTCGTGATTGACGACGCGACTCTCCTCGCTGATCGCACGGTCGCCTTCCTCGTGCGAAAGGGTCTCCACGGCTGGGATCTCTACGAGGCCCTGCTACGCCAGTCGAACGAGATGTGCGACGCGCTGCGCCGCCAGGGCCTCCACGTGGTCATGACCTGCCACCCGCGAGCCGCGCACATGGAGAATGGCGTCCGTCTCCAAGGCGGCCCTGCCTTCCCGGGGCAGTGCGCGAAGAAGATCCCTGCCTCGGCTGACTTCCTGCTCCGCGCTGAGCCCCGCAACGGCGCAAGCGAAGTCCTCGGCAACGGTACCGGGTTCGGCTGGCCCATGGTCTACCGCACGTCCTACCACCCTGACTGGCTCCAGGGCTCGCGCTACCATACCCCCGACCTCGCCCCCATGAACCTCGGGGAGATCTTGCGACTCGCCGGGTACTCGATCCCTCGCCTGCCTGGTCTCGAGTGGCAGGAAGCGCTGGCGCAAGCGCTGGCGGTCCGTCTATGCGAGGTTGGCTTGGGCGACCAGGAGAAGGTGAAGGATGCACTGGAACGAGTCCGAGACAAGGCTTTCCGATCGTTCACCCGGAACGAGGCCCATGCGTACTGGGCTCTTCGCGACGGATACGACCGAGCAGTGCTCTGGACCGCGAGTGCGGGCCAGAGAAAAGCGATGTGGGGCATCTAGGAGGCTAGATGTCGGTCGTCTCGATCAAGGCTTGGACGTGCCCCGACTGCCGCCACGCCGAGCATGAGGGGAGGGTCTGCAACGCGGTGGGGGGTCTCGGGGCTTGCAGGTGCTCGCCATACGAGTGGGTCGATATCTCGGAGTGGCAAGCAACGAAGAAGGAAGAGAGAGTCACCGACTACGAAGTGATCCGACAAGTGATCCAGCCCATACCTCCACAAGTGATCCGACCCATACCTCCACTTCGTCCACTCACTCGCGCCGAGCGTCTCCACGAGTATCTTTTTCTACTGTATGGCTACGTACCATGGAAACTCGCTGTAGCAGTGCTGGCTGTATTACTCCTCATTACCCTTTTCATCTCGACTTGCATCAGTGACATCGGTTTCTCACACGGAGACTAACAAATGTCAGAGACTCGAGATTTCGCGATTGCAGTCAACATCAACAACCTTGGCCCCGTCGATGTGATGATGGACGACCCGACTCCTGGGCCGCACATGGTCGAGATCATCGACGTGCGCCAGGTGACGAGCGACGGCGAGGGTGGTTCTGGCAAGACGACCCTGCGCTTCAGCCTGATGGACATCGAGGAGAGTTCGCTCACGCGAGGGATCATCACGGGCCTTGTCATGGGCACCGACTGGTCGAAGGACTTCAACGTGCAACACGTGGTGAACCTGCTCCTCGGGATCGGCGCTCCCAAGGACAAGATCAAGGGTGTCATCACGCTCTCGCCGAAGGCCCTCGTCGGAAAGAAGTGCCCCATCTACGTGAAGGCCCCGCCCGCCGAGTTCGACGAGAACGGCAAGCGGCAGTATGCGAACAAGAACTTCGTGACCCCCGAGATGTACGAGGCGGCGAAGCGCACTCGACGGGGAATGGCGATCCCGGCCGCGAATCAGCCGGCGGATCGACTCAGAGCTACCCGGCCCAGGCCCAGAGCTACTCGGTCCCGGTTCAGGCCCAGCCTGTCTCGGTGACGAGAACCCCGATTCCCGCTGCGAACTCCCCGACCGTGATTTCCGCTGCAAATCAGCCCGCTGTCGAACTCGGCGACCTTTTCGGGTAATTGGGGGGGAGCTAGGCCATGCAGGCGGGAACTGCGGAAGAGAGGATAGAAGGGGTAGTAGGGGAGACACCCCGAGATCTCGATTCTCTGCTAAACTCACCCCTCGAAGCAGCGAATGAGGAGACATCCAAGATCGAGGAAACAGCGATGACAGATCCAGAGGATCTCGAAGAGCAGGAACAGACGGTCAAGAGGGCCAAGGCCGCGAAGAAGGCCGCGGGAAGGCCGCGGATCACATCAGCGAGGAAGCCACCTGTGAAGACCGCGACGAAGGCGAAGCGAGCGACGAACGGCGATGCGAAGGCCTCGCTGGCCATCGATGAAGGCACGAAGAGGCTCGTTCGCAAGCTCCGCGCGAAGATGGAGCTCGAGGACGGCGAGCGGGTCTCGTTCTCGGCCGCGGTCGCATTCGCGGTCGAAAAGGCCCTCGAGTAGAGATTCGGGGGAGGGGCGAACAAGTTGGGGGAGGGGGAGAACGGGCCTCGAAACCGTCCTACCCTGGGAGCGCCCGAGCCCGCCTCCTCCCCCTTTTTAAAAAGGGAGACTCCGTGGCCGAGTCAAGCTGTCCCTGTGGCAAGCCCGCGACCGTCCGCACCTGGGAATCCGATCTCTACCTCTGCTTCTCCCACGGGCGCGAGTGGCTGCGGAGTAACGAGAAGACGATCGCGGATGTAGCGGTCTTGGAGAAGAACGACGATGCTCTTCGACACTCGGTCGAGGCCTTCGTCACGCGGATCGCGCGCAAGCCCAGCTTCACTGAAAGAGTTCGAGGGGCTGTCTCCGCGCTGCTCGGGAGGACCGCATGAAGACCGAAGGATCCTTCTCGATCGAGGTCCCCTTGAACGGCGCTCCTAGAGGGAAGACGACTCCCATCTTCGCGAAGAAAGAGAAGCCGAAGAAGGAGAAGGCCAGCCCCACTCGGAAGAAGGCTCCTGGCGAGGTCTCTGGAACTCGCCGTGAGCTCGATGCCTACGACACCCCGCCCGAAGTTGCGTATGCATGCGTCCAGTGGTGCGCGGGCCATCTGAGCTTGCCTGAAGCCCCTCTCGTACTCGATCCGACCGCGGGAGGTGGCCCCTTCGCGGCTGCTGCGCGGTCCATCTGGCCCTCCTCGCGCGTCGTCGCCGTGGACATCCGAGACGTCTGCAAGGCATCCTGTGAGGCCTCTGGGGCTACTTTCGCCTGCGCCGATGCCTTGACGCTCGCGCCAGCGACGATCAAGCGGGCTGATCTCATCGTCACGAATCCACCCTTCAAGCTCGCCGACGACCTCGTGTGGCATCTGTGGGCTCACATGAAGGACGGAGCGTCACTGGCATTTCTCCTCGCCGTCACCTTCCTCGGCAGCTCCGAGCGATGGCAGCTTGGAGAGTTGACCGTCTATCCCGAACGTGCAGCCGACTCGCCCGGCCTCTTCAAGGCCGCCCCGCTCACCTACTGCGTGCCGATCGTACCGCGACCCTCATTCATGGGCTCGAAGTCACCGAAGTCCGAGGCCGCACTTTTCTGTTGGGTGAAGGGGGACTTCTCCCCTCATGGCGCGTTCATCCCCCGCGATCCTATCCGCTGGGCGAAGACGAAGAACACGAAGGCCGGGAAGTGAAAGTTGATCAGGAAGAGGATGAACGAGCACTCAAATATGCCGAAGAGCTCTATTTGATCCTCCTCGAAGCCACTTGTCCTGGTCGTACAGGCCATGAGGGGACAAGTCCCGGAGTCGTGAAGGCCGTCTACTGCGATCGATGCATCACGCTGGCCCTCGCGGTTGCATGGAAGGCCGGCCGAGCTTCGAGGTGACTCGCCGTGCGCCAGCCGAGATTCCTCGACAGTGGCTACAGTCCCGAGGCTCACGGCGCCGAATGTTTCAGGTGTCCACTGCGAGACCAGCGCCTCGGTCTCCCAGTCCCCCCCGAGTCCCCCCCCAAGCCCCTTGCCATCATCGTAGGCGCGAACCCCGGGCCTGCGGAAGTAGAAAAGGGCCGCCCCTTCGTCGGCCCCTCGGGTGTCGAGCTCATGCAAGGGCTCGCCGCGGTCGGCGCCGTCCGCTCACAGTTCACTATCAGCAATAGTATCTTGTGCTGTCCACCTGGAGCTGCCCGTGGGGCGCTCGAGAGGTTTCTTCACGAGCTCACGAAGACGAACAAGCGTCGGGAACGGCAAGCGAAGGATCGAGACCTCGAGTTCGAGCCCATCCCATCGCCGCTCGAGTGCTGTAGGCCGCGCCTGCTCGCTGAAATCGCTGAGACTCCGCGCGTCATCACACTCGGTGGAACCGCGCTTCATTCCGTGCTCGGACGCCCCACGCGGGTTATGGATGCGCGGGGGGGACCTCGCGAGGTGGCGCTTGGAAACTCCCCTGCCTCCAACCTCACCGCGCGGGTCCTCCCCACCCTTCATCCCTCCTTTGTAATCAGCTCGCGGCGCTGGCGAGGACCGTTCCGGGCCGATCTGGGGCGCGCCGTGCGGTGGTTCACCTCGGGGCTCGCCTGGCAGGACCCTCGACGGCTCGAGGCCCCTACACCCGAGGGCTTGATCGAGTTCCTTCGGCGAGCGGCTTGCCAAGCATACACGACCTGTGACCTCGAGACGTTCCCTGGGTTCCCGGAGGTCTCCCACTACGATCCCCTGTACGACAAGATCGGCCTCGTCGGGATAGGAACTGCGGATGGACGGTCTACAGCTATCATCCCTTTTCGCTCTATCGAGGGAAGTGCGAGCAAGTACACCGAAGAAGAGAAGAAGCTGATCATCACTCTTCTCAAGGGCTACTTCACCTCTCCGAGAATGGTCAAGGTAGGTCACAACTTCAACTACTACGATCGAATGGTCCTTGAGAGTCGCCTCGGAGTAACTCCGACTCCGATCGTAGACACGATCGCCCTTCACAAGCTCGCCGATCCCGAGATGCCCCACTCGCTCGGCTTCGTCGGCTCGATCCACACCGATGTGTCCTCATGGAAGGCTGGTCACCTCGCGACCGATGCGAAGACCGATCACGAGTGGATAGCCTATAATTCCATAGACTTAGCCGTAACGGGGCTGTCGTACCCCAGCCTCGAGCGCGTCGTCCTTGATCGGAATCAATCACATCTTCTCCCCATCGTTCATCGGCTCCAAGACCTGTGCGTGGGTCTCCACCGCGCAGGGATGCGCGTTGACGAAGGGAAGAGGAGGGAATGGGACTCGAAGCTGCTCCGGGAGGCGAAGGATCAGCTCTCCCAGTGTCGCCAGCTCTCGGGGATCTCGGATCTCAACCCCGGGAGCACGGCGCAGCTCCGAAATCTCCTCTTCGACGACCTCGGCATCGCCCCCCATCACTACTCGGAGAAGACCGGCGAGGCCTCGACCGACGACGACGCGCTACGGGCATTTCTCTCGGAGACCTGGGGTCTA